ATTCGGACGTAAACTTCAATCACGTATATCAGATAATGCACTAAAGATGCAGAAACAAGAAGTGGCTATGCAACGTCAACAAGAATTGAATAACATGGTTAATGTTAAGGCTGAAATGAATAGACGACTTTACCAAGATACTTTAGGAGCTTTTAATCAAGATCAAGCTAGCGCAGGTCAGTTGGTCGGAGCGGCACTCAGTAACGCTCTCGATACTCAAAGGTATAATAAGTTTAAGCGGCAGTATGAGCAATCACAAACTCAAAATAGGAGTGTATAAATATGATAGGAATATATAAAATAACCTCTCCAAAAGGAAGGATTTACATAGGACAGTCAATGAATATCCGTAGACGGTTTAGATGCTATAAGCGATTGGCATGCAAAGAACAGCCTCAGATATACGCTTCGTTAAAAAAACACGGAGTTGATAAGCATAAATTTGAAATTGTAACAGAATGTGAAACTGATGAATTGAATGACTTAGAAAGATATTATCAAGAATTATACAATTGTTTAGGTAAAGGTGGTCTTAATTGTGTTTATCAAGATTTGGGTGATGGCATAAGGATTGTATCTGAAGAAACTAGACGTAAAATATCAGACTTTCATAAAGGGAAACCAAAATCAGCAGAAGCGAAGATGAAAATGTCAATAGCTAAAAAAGGAATCAAGTTATCTAAAGAGCATATTGAGAAAATTAGAGTGTTGTCTACTGGAAAAAAACATACAGAAGAAGCTAAGGCTAAAATCGGATTAAAACATAAAGGAAAAACGATTTCAATTGAGCAGAGAATGAGGCTATCTAAACTAAAGACAGGAGTTCCTTTGTCGGAATCAACTAAGTTAAAAATAAGTAAAAATAGGCCAGACTCTAAAATAATAATTAATACAGAAACGGGTATTTTTTATGATAACATTAGATTGGCTGCTAATAGTATTAATATGCCTTGGTCTTCTTTATCATATAGATTAAGCGGAAGCATGAAAAATATAACATCATTTAAATACGCATAGACATGGCTGAATTTGGATTACTTAGCGGCTTAGCTGTCCGAAATACACATCAAGGAGAAATTGATGACTTAAAGTATTTTTCTGACCTTAATCGTCAGAATGAGGCTATAAACATGGCTAAGGCTAAGATGTTTATGGATGATATTGAGTTTCAAAATGGAAGCAATAACTATGACGCAGGAAAGATTAGGGAGGAGGGAGATAAAATTATACAACAGTTGTCTGATTTGAAAAAAGCTCACCCACATGACTATTTAACCAACACATCGGTTCAGCTAGAAGCCAAAAAGCTTAAACATCAGCTTAAATCAAGCCCTGCTGTATTACGTTCTATTGCTTATAAAGACGCTCAAGATAAATACAATGTTATATTTGAAGATTACCTAAAGAATCCAAGTAAGTATGATGATGATGAAATTCAGAATATCAGAACCCAACTAGCCACTTATGATAAGATGGGACACGCTGAAGGCGAAGTTGGACTTAAAAGAGATGGCGGAGCAAGACCTATTACATTTCAGCCTCCAACTGTACAAAAGGATTTAGAGGATTTATTTAAGGTAGCGAGAGATATTGAGCCTGATGAAATTACCACTCTTCATAACGGCAGAGATGGCGCTTATAGAAAGAAAGTAAGTGATAAGTCATTGATGAATTTAGCCACTACTATGTACAATGCTGAGCCTGCTCAATACAAACGTTTTGTAAAGGCTGGTAAAGACCCTATTCAAGAGATTGCTAATGGACTTAAATTAAGGTCTAAGACTGAAGAATTTGGTGGATATGAGAAAGATAATTTCTATGCTCATGCTGATTATATGAATAGATTAAAAGCTGCCACTCAAACAGCTCCAACCGAATCTGTTTATAAGAAAGTAATTGTAGATGCTGATAATATGCCTATCGACGCAGAAGATTACGCAGCTACATTCGGCTCTACTCCAAAAGTTGAGTTTAAAGGGCCTGACGGCAAGACTGCCGTTGCTGAGGGAAATGTATTTTATGCCAATAACCTTAGAGATGAAAATTATGTAGCTCCTAAAAAGGTTAATGGAAAGGTGGTTCGATCTAATTATGATAAAAATGGAGTTAAGGTTGCGGATGGTTATTTCTTTAAGCCTCTTGATGACCCTCAGTTTGCTGATGTTCTTTATGACGATAAGTGGTTTGGTCAAGAGATGAAGGTAAAGCCTGAATTTGCCGATACTTATGAGATATTTACTTCACCTAAAGGAGAGAAGCTGTTAAAGATAAGAGCGTCAACTAGAGTTAATTCGATAAGTGATGATTATGCTCGTAAATTTGAATCTAAAATAAAATCAACCGCTAAAGACAGAGAAGGTGTTGGCGCAGGAGATGGCGGACAAGCCACATCGGAAGTTATAAAAGTTAATAAAAAAACAGGTGAAAAATACCGTCAAGTTGAAGGTGGATGGGAATTAATTGATTAGTTATGGGCAAAAAACAATTCTTAACAACACTACCTGAAGGTGATTACGAAGATGTAACGCCTAAAAATATTATAGTGAATGATTTGCCTGAAGGTGATTATGAAACTATTGAAACTACAAGAAGAGATAGGATAACAGATTTTAATCCTATTGGTTCACAAGACCCGGACAAAGTAGAATCTGCTATAACTTTCTTAAAAAAGCAATATGGTAACGGTAATACTAGTGATACTGATTTTGATGCTTTAAGAAATGTACTTGCTGATACAAGAGCAACTAATGACCAACGTAAAATGGCTATTGACGCTATTCAAAAGAAGTCAATGAACAATGACAAGTACGCTTTTGAATTACAAGACAATGGAGTTTCTGTTCCTAAATCTGTTCCTTATGGAGATAGACCTAAGGACATGGAAACATTACAAAGTATTTGGGGAAGTCAAGATAAAGCAAATGATGATAATATTGTTACTGATGTAGCTAAACACGTATTTAATATTTTTCCTTCTATTGGTCAACAAGCTGTTGGACTTGTTCAATTAGGACATGAGGCTATATTTGATGAAGAGTCAAAAGGGCTTAATGAATTAAGTAAGGCTGCTGAATTTTTGAAGTTTAAGACTGATGAAGATTTAAAAGGAGGTGTGTATGATTTTAGTAAAGTAAAGTCATATAAAGATTTAACGAATTTAGAGAACTTTGATTTACGCCCTGAGAAGATTTGGGGAACAGCTTTAGAGTTAGGTCAAACTGTTGCAGAAATGGTTATACCTGCTGGGCAGATAATGGAAGGGATTAAAGGTGCTGAATGGGCTTATAAAATAGGCAAAAACGGAGAGAAGGTTTTATCAACGGCGGGTAAAGTAGCTACGGCAGGAGTCTCATCTTTTTTAGTTAATGCTCCTGAAGTTGCAGATGCTGCCGATAAAGCGGGGCTTAAAGGTAGAGATAAAGCATTATTCGTTTCAACTGTTGGGGCTGCCATTTCATCTATTGATGTAAAGATCGGACTCGGAAGTAAGATTGTGGATGTTATTGGAGCTAAGGCTTTAAATAAAGAGGCGAGCGATGCTTTTTTAGTAAACACTGCTAAAAGTGCTATTATTAAAAACGCAGACGGAACTGTCACTAAGGAATCCTTAGATAAAGCTATTAGTGAAACCATAAAAGAATATCCAAAACAAGTGTCTAGTTGGATTGCCAATGCAGCGAAAGGAGCTAATATACAAGGAGTGGAAGAAGTTGGTCAAGCTGTAATTCAAAAGGCAGGTGAACAAGCGTGGGATAAATTAACCCCTGAAACTAAGGCTAAATTTGGAACTGATATGTTCAGCCCTCAATCCATTGGAGAGTACATTGCTAATTACTCCGCAGCTTTAGTTGGAGGAGGTGTTGGTTCTATTGCGCTTGGGAACGAAGTAGATGCCGAGAAAAAGAAATACTTTGAGCAGTCTAAAGTAGCTTACAATGCAGTTAAACAAGGCGAAGATGCTGTTACGAATTTTAAAAACAATTTAAAGGCGGCTGTTGATAATGGAAGTATAACTCCTAAGCAACATGAAAACGCTGTATTTAAAGTAGATGCTTATAACAAATACGAACAGCAAACTAAAGACTTAAATTTAGATGATAAGCAGAAGAAAGAAGCTTTTGAATTGTCGTTTAATATTGAAGCATTGAAAAGTGAAATAGATTTAGACCCTGAAGATGTTGCTAAGTTAGACCCTATTGCACACGCTAAGATTAATTCTAAAAAGAAATTAATTAAGGGATTGCAAGAGGAACTAGATAAGATTATACAGAAGCAAGACATTCAAACTGAAACTAAGGTGGATGATAAATATGTAGCTGATGTAGCTAAGGAATTTGAACCTAAGAAAGAGGGTGAAAAGAAGCCAATGTCTTTAAAGGAAGTGAATGAAGCGCTAGGAGGGATTAATCCAAAAGAAACTGAGAAGTTAGACTTAGATAATAAGACTACTGAGGCTAAACCTTATAAAAGATTTCAATACGATAGAGACGCAACGCCTGATTTTGATTTAAAAGACGATAAAGGCAATTACGAATTTAATAAACTACCTGACTCATTATCAAGGAAACGTGCGCTAACAGATTATATGGATAGTAAGCCAGAACTTAATAATGAGGTAGAAGGATATGTTCATCAAAGTCAGAATAATGTATGGCAAGTAGATGTAGGTAATGGAAGATGGATGCAATTAGCAAGTTCTATTAACCCCGAAACACTATTAGGTGATACCACAAATATGCCTGATAGAACAGAAGAAGTGAAAGATAGTGATGGCAGACCTTTGATTAGATACAAAGACCCTGTTATTGTAAAGATGGAAACCATTATTGGTGACAGAAAGGGATTAGAGGGTAAGGAACTAGACGTGTTTAATGTTTACAGAAAGAGTGATGGCAAGTACATTATGTCTTTAAAGGAGAAACAGAAAGGTGATAGTAGTTATAGTGAGGGGGAAAAGAAACAGTTAGACGCTATTAAAGAACGTGGGTATGTACCTTACGATAAACAAGCTAAACCTAAAGCTCCTAAAGTAAATTACACGGAACTTGCTAAGAAAGCTCAGAGTGAAAAAGAATTAGACGCTGTATTAGATCAAGCTGATAAGGCAGGCGAAGCTATTGATATTGATGAGGTGGCTAAAAAGAGGGCTACATTTAAAAAGGTAAAGAAACCTACTCTTAAACTAAAAGAGATTAAGGATAAAAAAGCATTAGCTGTAAAAGTAAAAATCAACAAAACATACAAAGGAGAAGTTGTCGGTCAGCGTGAGAGTACTATTGAGAACGAACAGAAGAAAGTGACAAAGAAATTTGAACAATTACAAAAACTATTAGACTGTATTCATGGATAGCGAAGAAATAGACAAGGATGAATTTGAATTGATAATGATGAACAAACATCATAAGGAGGTGTTAACGGCTATTAAGTCAATTAAGATTCCTGAGCCTAAAGATGAATCGGAGTTAATCGGAAGATTGAACTCTGCGGTTGAATTATTAACAAAAAAGCTAGAAGTTTTACAATCCCCTAAGATTACAGTTCAGAAAACAGAAATTAATCAAAAGGAAGTTGTAAATTTGTTACAAGAGTTAATAACAAAAATTGAAACTTTTAATGTAAAGAAAGAATATACTTTTGAGATAGTTCGAGATGATTTCGGACACATTAAATCGGTAAACGTTAAACAATAAAAATATAAAATCATGTCAAAAAGTAACGCATTTGAGAACAGTTTGCTACAACTTCTCTTTAATAACGTAGATATAGCCAATATCGGTGATGCTGGTGGAATCCAAAACTCTGCAACAGCAGGTAGTTTATATGTAGCTTTACATACAGCAGACCCCGGTGAAGCGGGCGACCAAACAACTAACGAGTGCGCTTATGGTTCTTATGACCGTGTAGCTATCGCTCGTTCAGCGGGTGGATGGACTGTATCAGGGGCAACATCTAGTAACACGGCTTTAGCTCAGTTCCCTGAGTGTACTTCGGGTTCTGAAACCATTACTTATGTAAGTATCGGAACTTCCTCTTATCCAACGGCAGGGGTGATACTTTATAGCGGTGCTTTAACGGCATCTCGTTCAGTATCAACAGGTATACAGCCACAATTTGCGGCGTTAAGTTTAGTAATTACCGAGGACTAGTTAGTGCCGTTTAATTAAATTGAGGTAGTATTAATTAATAAATATTAATATGTATAAATGTAGTAAATGTAGTAAGGGTGTTTTAGTTGTACAAGGTAACGAGCCCGTAAGAATTTGTGAATGCAAAGTAGAAGTTACTTTACCAAGTGGTGAAGTGATAGAAAAGAACGCTCCTATAATTATGGAGTTAGAAGGACACGCATACGGTAAAAGCCAATTTAGTGTATAATGCCACCACTCTATTCCATAGGACAAGTTGTAGACGCTGAATTAGAAGGCAGGGTCAGAGATTATATTTGGCGTAAAACACCATCTCAAGCAACTACTATTGGTATATGGTTTGATCTGTCAATGAGTCCGGGTATGCCAACACCTAAGTATTGGTTTGACGCAGCCCCTTTAATTGCCAAACAAATTACTCAAAGTTCTGATGGTGGTTTTTATCATGGCCCGAATGTAAGCCCTAGTTCTAAATACTTGAGAAAGATAACTACTATGGCTCAGGCTACAAGTACTACTCAAGCTACTCCAATGACCGCTGTTCTTTTGGATTATCTTCTTTATTACCCTTCTATTGATGATGGTACTTTAGATGAACAGGTGATGGATAATACCGTTACTTTGCCACGATATACTGATGGAGAGGGTGTTCAGATGATGGCTATAACAACGGGTGTAAGAACAGGAGGTCAAACATTTCAAGTTAAGTACACAAACTCAGATGGAGTTGCAGGGAGATTAAGTTCTATTTGCACTCAGAACGCTGCGGCTTTTATTGGCTCTGTTACAAATAGCGATAGAGCTATTCAGAATAGTGCTGATTACACTATCCCTTTACAGGGTGGTGATAAGGGTGTAAGACTAATTGAAAGCGTAACAATGATAAGTGGAACTGATGTAGGGTTATTCTCTATAATTTTAGTGAAGCCATTGGCTCAAACTAGTTTTAGAGAGGGTGGTATTTCAACTGCGGGGACAATAGCCACTCCTTATGAGAAAGATTTTTTAGTACCGACAACAGATATTATACAAATACAAGACAATGCTTTTTTAAACTTTGTGGTATTGCCACAGGCAAGTTTAGCTACCACTGTTTTACGAGGCGACCTAAAAGTGATATGGACGAGTTAATAATTAAATTAAAATAAAATACAATGGCTGGATTTAGTTCAAATGACCAAATTATACAAGCGTTAAGCGCAGGACAAGCGTGGAACGCGCCTTTCGGTAAGAATATGCAACCTACTACGGTATGTGTAGCGAATGAATGGCACTCATTAGCAAGAGGGGCAGGTAATCCACCTGCTGATGCCTTATTTGACGTAGGGGCTAACTTAACTTTTATTCCCGTGGAAGATACAACAGCTAGTGCTGGCGTTCTGCAACACGGTGGTAATGTACAAGCGAGTGGATATAATAAGTATCTGTTAAGTGGTCATGCTGTAACTGCGGCTGCTACAATGGCTCCCGGTACATTAGCTATTTGGGATGTTATAGGTTACTATCGTGTTACGTCAGTAACAACAACAACGGCTCAAGCTACTACTAATACTATTTCTACTAGAACAGCTACGTTTACGGCTGATGCAGGAACGGATGTAATGACTTATACTTCTACTACTTCTATTCCAAGTAACTTACTTACAGGAACTAGAGTAAGATGTACAACGACTACAACATTACCTGCTCCTTTGGCTTTAGCTACTGATTACTATTTAATCAGAATTAGTAACACTACTTATAAACTAGCAACATCTTATGCTAATGCTATCGCAGGAACAGCTATTGACTTAACTACAACGGGAACAGGCACACACACATTAAATTGGTTATTACCTAGATATACAAACGGGGCAGGTGTACAGGCTATTATCTTTAATCCTTCTTCAACTGCTTTAGGTGCTGCTACTCCGAATATGAGTATTGGTTACACTAACTCAGCACAAGTGGCTTCAAGAGCAACGCCAACAGTGTTACCGATTGGTAAAACGGCTTGTCCTAACTCTCAGATTATTTATACAGGAGCAACGGGAACAGGTAAGTATAATTACATGATGCCTTTACAAGCGGGTGATGCGGGAGTAGCTGAGATTAACACTATTCAAAACTCAACTTCGTATGTATCGGGGACTTATACCGTAGCCTTAATTAAAGAATTAGGGAGGTTTCCTATTAGTACATTAGGTTTAGCAAGTGAGCGTAACTTCTTATTTGAATATCCTTCAATGCCTCGTATTTATGACGGTGCAGCTATTTATTTTGGATGGGGTTCGGGTGCTGCAACGCCCGTTTCATCGGCAATTTCGGGGCAGTTGAATTTTTTATGGGGATAGATGTTAATCCGTAATTACTCATATATCAATCAAATTTGCGGTCACAATCATAGTGGCACAACTAATCCGTTGTTCTTTATTTCCCCTCACACAATGAGAGGTTATTATGGTACGTCTCAGTATGAAGATATACAAGAGCAGATTAAGCGTGATGGATTTCCAACAGGGACTAACATCCCTTATTCTATTATCATGGGTGATAAGGGTGCTTTATTAAGTGCCACCACTTTAATTAATGGAACAGGAACTATCACGAGTGGACTGTCAAGTGGAATAAATATTGAGG